ATTTGATTCTTCGTCTGAATATAAATATCAATTCTCGATAAAGCTTTAGGCGAATAATTGTTTTGAACAAATGATATAGGAGTTCCTTGTTTATCAACATCCGTTTGTTGAGAACTAGTACTCTCTGACTCTGTTTTATTTTTCTGTATACTATTTGCCGTACCATTAGCTGACTTAAGGGACCCATTAACAGAATATTCGTCAAATTTATCCATCATACTGTATAATTGTTTACTCCCATTTTGAATGTTTGACAGATCAAATACTGGACGTATAACTGGTTCAGAGTCTATGTTATTAGAAACTATATCAGAAATGCCTGCAATTGCCTTAGAAACGGCAGTTATTGCACCAGTACCTAAATCTTTAGCTGAATTTGCAACTTGATCGGCATAACTAGCCAAACCATTGATAAGTCCTTGACCAGCAAATGCTCCAACCTTAGCAAATTCTGTAGAAGGGGAATGAATACCTAAAGCTGCTTTAGCTGCATTTAATGCTGCCAATGCAACTCGTGCTACTTCCTGAGCCAATGCAACTCCTTTACTAGTTACCCCTTGTTGTATACCTGCTACAATATTTGCACCAACTGACATCCAGTTAGGCGTAGACATTATAGTTTGAATATTAGTAGCTAGCTTTGTAAATTCTGATTCAGTATCAGTTCTTAAGTTAGTTACTGTTGTTGAAACCTTAGTCGAAAGATCTGAGAATTGACTTTGAGCAACTAGACTTAATACTCCTACTTTTGAAGCCCATTCAGAGTCTAATGCAGAAAGTTGACTAGCAGCCTCAGCATTTAGACCAGCCATTGAGTTTGACCATGTAATGTTATATGCATTCAAAGCAGTTGCTGCATCAGTGTTTAATTGAGATATCTGATTTACTGTTTGTAATCTTAGATCCTCAAGTTCGCTAATTGATTCAGTTTTTGCTTCGTCATGTTTTGTTTTCCACAATGCTACATAACTAGTTAGTTCTGAATCACTCATAGTATTTAAAGCAGCAATTTGAGTAGCTGATTTTGGCCCCATATCCTTAAGTTCTTTAAGTAAATCGTCTCCGATTCCTTTTTGAGATAATCCAGATAAGTCTTGTTTCCAAGTTTCAAATGCCGTAGTCTGATCTTGTAAATTCTTAATCAAAGTTGCACCTGTTATTGGTTTTTCTTTAGTAACAGCATCAAACAAACCATAAGCACTATACAATGAATCTGCTCTAGATTTAATAGCATCTTCATATGCTTTATTAGCACTTTCTATGTCCGTTGCTAACTTGTCATTAATTTCTTTTGTCTTTGCATAATAATCATCTTGTAATGCTTTTCTTTTTTCGTTCGTAGCTGTTTCAAGATCTAAAACACTCTGAGCATGACTTTTGTTAGCTGCATCTATTTCATTTTCAAGTCTGTAAACCTCTCTATCTGCCGCTTTACGTTCATCTGTTCCAGTTTTATACTGCTTCTGAATCTTTACCCAAGCATTAAGTTCTTGTGTTAGGTTCATTTGATTATAGTATTTTAGATCATCAATTGCTCCTGTTTCGTCTGAATATTGTTTCTTTAACATCTCATTCTTAACTCTATATACTTCCTTATCAGCATTTATACGCTCGTCAGTACCAGCTTTATACTGTTTCTGAATAGTTTGCCAAGCAGCAAGTTCCTGTTCTAAACTTAATGTATTATAATATTTTTTAGAGTCAATTAATTTAGTTTCATCATTGTATTGCTTTTGAGACATTTCATTTTTAACTCTATATACTTCTTTGGCAGCATTTAAAGATGCTTCAGTACCAGCTTTGTATCTTGCCTGAATTGTTTGCCAAGTATAGAGTTCTTCTTCCAAACTTATATCATTGTAGTATTTACGATCGTCTATCCAAGATTTTGCTTCTGCAAATACTCCTTCTGACATTTTCGTTGCAGCAGAAACTACATCCTTACTACTATCATGAATACCATTAGCCATTCCCCTACCAATCATAACTCCAACCTGATCTCTAAATAATCTAGAAGGCGAATGTATTCCTAAGAAATTAAGTGCCGCTTTGAATGCGCCAGTAGCAACATCCACAACTGCATTAGCACAATTGTTAGCCATGTTTCCAATTCCTTCAATCATACCTTTGATTATGTTTTGTCCAGCATCTACCATTTTGAATAATTGTTGCTTTATTCCTCCAACAATAGCATCTATAAGATTATCACAAGCAGCAATTATAGCCGCTGAATTGTTTCTGATAGCATCTGCTAATCCATTTATAAATGAAATTACTAACTTAAATGCAGCATCTATTATGCGAGGTAATCCATCAGAAATACCTTGAATAAATCCTACAACTATATCAACTCCAGCTTTTATAAATTTGCCTATGTTATCAATGACAACTTGTACTATGCTGAGCAATAAAGTAAGAACCTTTTGTAAAATTGTAGGAACCCACTTAATCAATGCAGTAAGTACTGATGATAATATCTCTAATACACCATTCACTATCAATGGAATACATTGAATAAGTGTTGGTATAACTGCTTTGATCATTGTAACTACTGTTTTACAAATAAGAGGAACTGACTCAATTAACACTGTACATAAGGCTACTATTCCCTCTCCAATTTTCTTAAGAATTGTAGGAATCAATGATGCAACACCTACTACTATAATGGTTAAAGCTGCAACTATAGCCGTAGCTCCAGCCGCCGTCATCGTGGCGAGTGCCGCAAAGCCAACTGCTAATGCTGATATGCCTAATCCAATTAATAATAGTCCAGCTCCAACAGCAGTTATACCAATACCAAATAAGACTAATGCTGCCGATAATCCAAGAATTGCTGGAATTAAAGGTGTTAGAACTAACCCTGCTACTCCAAGTATAACAAATATACCAGCTAAAGCAATAAGTCCTTTGATAAGACTCTCCCAAGACATTGCTCCTAGTACAGATAATACTGGGGTTAATACAGCTAATGCTGTTGCCGCTATCAATAATGCAGCTGAACCTGCAAGTGTACCGCTCATAGCATATAGAGCAATTGTTAATATAGTTAATGCTCCACCCATAGCTACTAAACTACGTCCTAAATCTTCCCAAGACATTGATGCCATTTTTATCATAACTCCTGCTAAAATATTTAGAGAAGCAGCTACAATTGCTAGACCAGTACCAGTAAATATTAGATTCTTAGGCATTAGATTCATTGCTAATGCTACTTCAGCTAAAGCAACTCCCATACCAGTAAGACCCTTACCTATTTCATCCCATGACATACTACCAAAGTCTTTTAATGCAGATGCTAATATTTTCATAGAAGCTGCAATAACAACTAAGGCCAATCCAGTAGATATAACATGTTTAGCATCACCTGTTAATTTGGTGAATACCATAATTTCTGCAAGTAATAGACCAACACTAGTTAATCCTTTACCTATTTCTTCCCAAGACATATCTCCGAAGTCTTTACATGCTGAAGCTAGAATCTTTATAGCTGCTGCTAGAATAACAATACCAGTTGCTGTTACTATAGATCTAACACTGAATTTAGCAGTATTTAAGAATAGAGATATTTCAGCCATTAGTACTCCAACACCAACTAAACCTTTAGCAAGTTGTTCCCAACTTAACTTAGATAGATCAGCACAAGCACCTGCTAAAATCTTAATAGCCACAGCAAAGGCAATCATACCTACAGAACCTTTAATCATTGTGCCGCTATTACTAGATAACAATTTTGCAGTTCCTACTAATATACCAGCTAATGCAGCAACACCTACTATACCTTTTGTTAAACTATTCCAATCAAGATCACCTAAGTTTTTCATAGCAACCGATAGTATAAGAATAGCAGTTGCCATTGCAATTAAGGTTGTACATGCAGCCATGGTTTTAATGCCAAAGCCACTAATCTTAGTAAATATAGACATTGACAATAATAGTTCTCCAAATAAAGTAGTAATTGCACCGAGAGAAACAACTAATTTAGCTGAATCGATTAATGAAATGGCTACTATTGAAGCTGCTAGAATTGCTATGGCTAAACTTATCTTTAACAATACATCAGCCTTAAGTTTTAATTGATAACTCTCAAAGCAACCTCTAACTCCATCAAGAATACCAGTAACACTTCCCAACATACCTTGTACACCTTGTAATGGAGAGGCTATGTTTTTTAAGAATTTATTAATGCCTAAAGCAAGTCCGCCTATAGATAAACCTGATATTAAATCAAGTATTCCATTAAAATTTGCACCAGCAAATGAACTAACAAATTTATCTGCTAATTTACCTAATAGATCTATAACTGCACCTACTATAACCTTAGTTGTTTTCCACAATATACCTAGAACCTGAACAAATTTACTATTAGCAAAGGCCAAGCCTATACCCATAAGAGCATTAGTTATTCCGTCCTTCATGCCAGTAGCAGAATCACTAACCTGTGACATACGTTTATTTAATAATTCAAGAAACGAATGAAAAGCTTTAAATATATCAAAGTTAAACTTTTTAGAAATTGCTTCTGCAAATTTTACAACCGTTTCCTTTATAGCATTGCCTAAATCTAAGAACCCAGTAACTACCATTTTGATTCCACTAACGAGTGGTTGTAGGACTTTATTGAATATATCTGATTTCTTAATAACTTTGTCTAGATTTACTAACCAGTCTCCAAACGAAGCCGTAACCCCAAGAACACCACTACTTAGACCACCCATAGAACCAAATAAACTTCCTACTGCATTAAATATTGCAGAGAATATTTGTTTACCTATATCTAGTACAGCAAATAAACCTTTAAATGTAGATTTAAGATCTGCTGATTGAGTTGTACTAAGTTTAAACATATCAATTAAACTCTTTAGACCTACTGTTAATGCTACAAGTTGTTTACCTGTAGTTGGAGGGAATATTTCTTTAAATGCACCTGAAACTATTTTTACAATATTGCTTACTTCTCCAAAAGCCTCACTAATAGCTTTTATTAATATAGTTCTACCGCCTAAGGCTTTCCAATCAGCTAGCATCTTATTACGAGCATCTGATGAAGCCTGAAGAGCACCACCAATACTATTACCAACATTAGTCCATAAAGCAGAGGCTTCATCAAGAGCACCTATTACTGTTTTAAAACTTGTAGCCCAGCCAGTAGCAACATTTGATTGCAAAGTATCCATCAATTGAGTATAAGACTTTATTTTTGTAGCTGAATCATTAGCAGTCTTACCTAATTCCTGAATTTGAGCAATTTGTTTAGCTGAGTAACCCATAGATTTTAATTGTTCGGCTCCAAGATCTCCAGTATATTGTGATAATGTTTCAAGAAGAACTTGAGATGTTAACCATCCTTTTGTAAGGGAATCTTTAAAGCTTCCTTCCTTCTTAATCATATCATCAACCGCAATGCCATGAGTACGAGCTGTTTGTTTAAGTTGATTCTGAAAGTCAGTACCACCAATACCAGCATTAACTACTGAAATCCAATCTTGGGCTTTAACAGTACCACTAGCAACTGCTTGTGATAATTGATAAATAGCAGAATTAGCTTTTTCAGCATCTCCTCCAGTAAGGGATACAAGATTGAATATACCTTTGATTCCTGTAACAGAATCTTTAAGATTAACTCCTTGTGCTGTAAATAATCCAATAGCCTTAGTCATATCTCCAAAACTATAAATTGTTTTATTAGCATAATCATTTAAGGTTAACAACGTTTTATTAATATCTCCAACTGTTGAACCAGCAGTTTTAGTATTAGCAAGAATTGTTTGAAAAGCTGTAAGTCCTTGTTCATATTCAGAAAAACCCGCTTTAATTGGATCAACGGTAAGTGACGACATTATTCTTTTTCCAGCAGTTAATGCTGAATTAGCTATATTAGCAAGTGCTGTTAAAGCTACTACTTGAAGTAATGAAAATTTTACTTTCATTGACTCTATACCACTTGAAATTCCATCAAGAGAAACTCTTTTTGCAGAAGTACTAATTGCTTCTAAACCTTTAGCAGAATTAGAAAGATCTAACCCCTTCTTTAAATTATCAAGTGATTTTAAAGTATTACCAACATTAGATTCAAAGTCTTTATTATTAAAACTCATTGAGACTACTCTATTGTCAACTGATGAACTCATAATGCATTAACCTCCTTCCATACTTGATTTGATATCTCATCAAATATTGGTTTTATCGCTGGATTAATATAATCTCGTCCTTGGACATATCCGCCATTTTTTGTACCGTGACCATATTGTAAAATTATAGCAATAGGTACTCCATCCACTACATTGGAATTATACCAAGATATAGTTGTCTGACCTTTAGTGCTTTTAATTTTATAATACCAAGAACTAGCAGTTTTACCTGAATCAATAGGAACATTATTTGAAAGTGCCTTTACACCTTTTTCTCCATATGCCTCTAAATTTTTTAAATGGGTTTTGTCTACTACTTTATTTAAGAATTTAGAAGTTTTAGAGAAATCACCATTTTGCTTAAAAGTTATCATAGTAAACCTCCATTATCCTTTGCTATTTAATTTTTTTCTTCGTTCGTTATTTAATCTTGTATTTTTACTCATTATTTCAGACTTAGACATTGGTTTTTCTTTAGTGTTCTTTTTATCACATACTCTTATTAGAGTTAATAATTTATTTAAATGCCATTTTTGACAGTCAAAAGGTATGTTATAACTAATCATCCAAAAATAAATTATCTCTGATGTTATTATTTCTCTAGACGTATCTTTAGTATCATTACCAAATGTAGTAGCAGTCATAGATGCATCTATATATCTAGTTACATCTTTCATGTTACCATTTGTAAGGTTATCATATGTTTGTTTAGGAACATTTTGTGTCATTGTCATACATCTTATGTAATCAATAGTTTCTTCATTTGTTTTTATATCTTTATTAAGAAATGGTTTACA